TGTGATGACATACTCAGGGTTTGTTGCTGACTCTGTTGCGCCTGATGGCGAGATGGTCAAGATAGTCGTGCCGGTGCCTACGCATGACGCAAGGATTGCTTCAACTTCGGTTGCGCCGTATGAAAGGAAAAAAGTGATTGACACTTCTACCGATTGAAGGCCGCCCGTGAAACGATGTCCAGTGTCACCAAATGCGGTTGACTCTAGGGAGTCCTGGCCGATGGTGATTGCGCAAGCGTTCGCCTGATCTGAGAGGTCTGTTGTGGTTGCGCCCTGGGTAATGCCGATGGTGGCGTTGGATAGGAATGTTGTTGTTGCCATTGACGGCTCCTTAGTTTCTCCGCACTGCTATTGCAACAGTGAGGTCGTATGTGGGTATGTCTTGCCCGCCGTAGTTTGCGTTGCCTGGACGGGCATCGGTTACTGCGATGGACGAGTTCATTATTGTGTCGACTGTGGTCATGAGGTAGTTGCCCGCGTCGCTGTTAGAAGGTGGAGCTGCAAGGACACGGACGGGGATGCGAAAGTCGCCCACGTTGTAAGTCCATGAGGTCATGACGGGGAGTTCAATAAACACAGACATTGGGCGGGCGTTGCGCGGGTCTGTGACGGGTTTAAGACCAAGAGCAGTCAAGGCGGTGGCGATTGCGTTGACTGCGTCGACGAGGATTCCTGACGCGGCCATTATGCGACCTGTGGTCTTCCGCAACCAATGAGCGCCATGATGCGTCCCATTGTTGACGGAATGGGGATGGATGACATTGCATCGAATGAGGCGAAGGAGTCTGCTGATCCGCGTTCGCGGTAGAGTGTTGCGGCGTACATGATTGTGCCGAGTTTGACGTCGGCACCTGGCACTGTGGTTTGTGAATCGGTGTATCCGGCTTCACGACGCTTGCGGTAGATGTAGTTGTTGGCAGCGTTAACGCAGACAGTAATGAAGGCGGTGTCGTTTGCGGTTGCAACGTCAATACCAAGCCATGAGGTGACATCGGCAGAAGTTATCCAACTGACGGATGGCGTGAAAGTTACCGTGCCGGTAGCGGGGGAACGCTCGTAGTCAGTGCCTGCGTTGACATAAAGAAACTGGTAAAGACGAATAACATCGGAGTCAAAGAGAAGGTCGCCCTCGTCTGAAACCCCGATGAACTCGAAGTCTTGTGTCGAGACGACGGTATGTGTGCCAGAGAAACCGTGTTGTGCGCCTGCGACAACAACGGAATCCCCGACTTGGATACCTGTCTCAACAAAGGTCTGAAGAATGGCGTACCCGTCGAGGCGCGTATGAAACGCGAGATCGTAAGTAGCCATTGTCCAGTCCCTTTAAGAGTTCGCCTGAATCAGACGAACGCAGCCTTGATGAACTTGCTTGAGTCAATCATCTTTGAGGCAAAGTAGCCACGGAATGCGATTGTGCGAGACAAAGTTGATGGGTTGTCAATTGAAATTGCGCCCTTCATCTGCTCCCAGTTTTCGAAGCCTGTTGGGTCTCCGATAATGAGTGTTCCTGATGGAAGGTTACGGTCAACAACAACTTGAAGACCAAATGCGTTGCCGGCGGAATCGCCAGGAGCAAGGGTTCCAAATGCGTTCATTGGCCCGATGTTTGGGAACAATGGACGACCGCTGTCGTCTGACAAGTTTCCGAGGGAAGCCCAACGGTTAGGAGCCATGAACAAATGTGTCGGAAGGTTGCCGTTTGATCCGGTGAGGATGTCTGATGCTGCTTGGTACATCCATGCAACCCATACTTCAGGCTTTGCAATGTCTGCTGCCGTGAAGTTGTTTGTATTGGTTGTGCCTGCTTCAAGTGCGTCTGCTGCGACGTTGTCCACGGTGTTTGCATAAATGCGACCCATGTCGTCGAGGAGCGCGCCAAGAACTTCTGGAGATGACCAGTCCATTGAAGCCTCTGACAATTCGACGTATCCGCCGTAAATGCCTTTGGTGATTTGCACGTCGTCAACAACAAAAGTTCCTGCCTGAATGGTGGTGTTTTCTGTTGCTGCCGCAATAGAGGTGTTTGTCGTGACCACAGGGCGAATGAACACCTTGCCACTTTGGGGGAGTTGGCGAACACCGATTGCGTCAATTACTGGACGAAGTCCACGAAAGTTGTTGTAGATCGGCTGAACAATTGGCAATGGAAGAACACCAGGGATGTCTCCAGTTACTACGTCTGGTGCAGCTGCACGAAGACGATCGTTGATCTCGGCAGCGATTGCGCCACCTTGCATTTGTACTGCAATCCATTCGCCAGCAGAAGGCATTTTGAATTCGCGTCGTGCTGAAGCGAAGATTGGGGATGTTGGGATGGCGTCGGGCGCGGAGGCTTCGACTTGGGTTTCTTGTGACATTGTTTCCTCCTGGAGACTTGTGTCGGGTTGGGGTTCGTTCGCCTCTTCTTCGACCTCTTCTGGGTCGTGTTCTGAGGCTGCGATCTGTTCAATCACTGCGTCGGCAAATGCCGGAACGCTGACGATTGAGAGTTCTTGAAGGTCGGCAGATGAGACAATCATGACGCCGTTCTTGTCGTACTTAAATTTTTTGGGTACTGCACCGACGGAGACTGAGTCGTATGCGGACATTTGGATTAACTCAACAACATCGTCGGCGGCTTTTGAACGAGCAAACGAAGCAGTGAATCCGAGGCCGTTGTCAAGGTCGATGAGTTCATTGACAATGCCGATGGGGCGTCCGTCGTGGTTCTCAAGAAGTCGCGCTGCTTTTGCGTTGAGGTCAAAAGCTCCACGCTTAAACATGACTTTCTCGCCACCTGAAACAGTTGCGACAACATCCCAAGGGACGGCAATGCCAGTGATGGTGCGCGGGGCGTCTTCTCCAGCTGCTGCGTCAAGGGTGATTGGGACGGCGGTGAACTTGATCATGAAGGCATCTCCTGAAGGTCGGGTACTTGTGGTTCAACTAGAACATCGTGCATGTCGCCAATGGCAAGAAGGTCGTCGGTGTCAAAGCAGACATAGCGTCCGCGACTAACGACATCGTTCATACTGAGACGAGATTCAATTGCGTGGGCGTACATTTGCGCACCGAAAAGCCAGAGGTCTTGACGGGCTTGCGTTGCGTTCTGGTATGTCATTGACGCGCCTGGAGTCGGAGCCGAAACAAGATAGGCGGGGACTGAACACATACGGGACAGGTCAAGTGCCTGGTATTCGCGTTGCGCTGCGTTGACTTCTAGCGGGTCGCGGTCAAACTCAACAAAGTTGACATAGTTGTTCAGTGCGCCGATGACGTTGCCTTCTCGACGAGCCTGCGCCCATTGCGCTGCAAGGTCTCCGAGTTCTTCGCCGGACATTGTTTCACCCGCTGCGGTCTGCTGAAGATAACCAGGGACTGTCTCGATGGTTGCTGCGCGGTCTGCGTACTGGTCAAGGTGTGTTGCGATGCTGACGGAGCGACGCCCTGAATACATGAGACCAGTAGTCGGGGCAAGAAAAGTAATGATTTCGTTCGGGTCTAGTTGAATGCCGTTGAACTCAATGATGTCTGGCATGCCGAAGAACTGTGGGCCTTGCTGATTTGGCGTCTGAATGTTTGCCGACGGTAACCATTCGAAAGACATCGGGCGTCCGTCGGTTGCATTACGAGAAGTAACCGCCCAAAACGCGCGACCCGTCATCCATAAGTCGGTGACCGTGTTAGCGAGGATGAATTGACGCGGAACTTTCGGATCAGGATTTTCCATCCATGATTCGTTTGGTACATAGATTTCTTCGTACTCTGTGCCGTTCCACTGCTTGACGTACTGGCGAAACTCGAGGCCAGAGATGGTCGAGGCCAGAAGGTCTCTGGCCCGCGACACTGTCGGAAGACTAAGGGCGATCTGCTCAAATGCTCCGCTTGTCCACGCATACGTCGGAGGGATGCCAGACATGCCGACTCCGGCAGCTGCTTTGACGGGCGACGATGCGAATTCTGCGGTTGTGATTTTTCGGGAGAAGAACGCCACAAGTGGAGTCTCTCACAAACTTGTTGCAAATGCAACTATCTTCCGAAGGCCATTGCGGCGCGTCCAGTATTGGAGGGGCGGGAAACAAGGGCGGCTGCAACAACCAGAAGTCGCGCTGCTTCAATTGGCCCTGGGGAGCGTTGCGAACTGATAACGACCTGACCATTTGCCCTGGCGAGGACTGCCCTGTTGACGTGGGTTGCCAACAGTTCTTCGCCTCTGTGGTAGATGCGTTTCTCGAGAATTAGCGAGCGCGTGAGACCCGTAAATTTGAGTACTTCGGCGTAGCCGAAAATTTGGCGTCGGCGTTCTAACTTCTCTGGGGTGTGAAGGTCAAGTGCCGGTGAGATAGCGAGCCTGAGTTTCGGGTCGTCGTCCATTGCTTTGTTCACATGAACCCACATGTCCTTTAAAGATTCTGTGGAGAACTGCACTGTTGCAATGATGTTGCCCTCTTCCGTAAGTCCGCACCTAATGCCGACGTACTTTGACGAGTCGGTTGACGAGTCAACGGCAAGAACGCCACCGGCAGGACATTCCGATTC